TCGGCACGCTCGAATCCACCGAGCAAGTCGTCCAGCCGACCTTCGCCACAGCGGCTTAACCCAAACCCGAGCGAACCAGCGGTGGCTAATAGCCGCCGCTGGTGACGCACGTCAGCAAGGATCTCACCCGTGGCAGACACCGTAACCAAACTCCCCTCGCAGCCGATCAAGTACCCTATCGCGTTTCAGCTGGGCGACACGCTGATCGACGGCGTCGTCATCAAGCCGTTGACCTTTGCTGGTTTTGTCGAGTGCATCGTGGCCGCTCAGGTGATGCAGGATCCGAAGATCTTCGAAGCGCGCCTGCGTCGGCTGCGCATGAACAAGCAGGTCACCTACTATTCCGGCAACAGCGTCGTCGCGGTGACGATGGAAAACGCGCTGACAATGCCGATCCCTGCGGTGCGCCTGATCATGGCGCATCTCGACGATGAAGAGGGCAAAGCCGGCAAGATCATCCGTGACGGTGACGGCATCGACAAGGCCATCGTGTACGAGCTTGGAACGCCGCTGCCGATGGGGCAGGGGAAGCCGCCGATCAAGGAACTCGAGTTTCAGGCCAGCACCTACGGCGATATCGAGGACGTGATCGCGGTCGACACCGCCATCCAGCAGACGCTGGTCATGATCACGACTCTCGCCAAGCCGCTCGGCACCACGCTGTCGTTGCTGCCTTCGTGGGCGATCAACCAGATCGCGGTCACCGACGGCGTGTTGATATCGCGCGATGTCCTGCCGCGTTTTCTAGGGTCGCCGGACGAGTAGCCGAGCGGGTAGAGCAGTATCGATACTACTCTGCCTCGGCCGGCGACGTCAGATTGCTCAACATCCCGCAGCTGACGCTGCGCATTAGCCATTTCACAAAGGTGCACAGCAACGAGATGAAAAACCGGATCATCCTCGCCGGAGGCAAGCCATAAATGGCAAGTTTCACGGAGCAAGCTACCCTCAAGGTAGCCGATAAGTCTTCGGCACAGCTTCGCAAGATCAATGCGGAGTTGAAGAAGCTATTTGCGACCGCGAAATCGCTGAAGAGCATCAAGGTTGACGTCAAGATCAACACCGGCAACATCGGCAAAGCCACGGCCGATATCCGCAAGCTGCACACCGAGCTCAACAAGCTCAAGTCGCTGTCGCGCGCGCTGCGCATCAGCGTCAACACCGGCGGGCTGGCTGCCGCGAACGCCCAACTTGCCCGGCTGCGGCAACAGGCGGCGCGGCCGATCACCGTTCGCACGCAGCACCGTGGCGGCGGCGGTGGACCGGCCGGCCCCGGCGGTCCGAATCGACCGAGCCCGCGCTCCGGTGGCGCTGGCCCGCGTCGCACGCCGGGATCGGCATTCCTCGGCGGCATCGGTGGTGGCATCGGTATCGGCCTCGGCCGGCTCAACGAGACTTTCGGTCTTGTGGCGGTGGCGGGCTACGCGGCTGCCAAGGCGCTGCGCGCCGTGGCGAGCGCAGCTGAGAAGCGTGATCGTGCAGAGCTCATGGTCGACGCCACGTCGTCGCCGCGACAGCGCGCGGTGTTCGACGCCGCAGACAAAGCCGCTGCGGCAGCTGGCGAAGACAAGGGCGCGCTGCGCTACAAAAAAGACCAGTTCAAAATGTTTCGCTCCTCGGTCTTGGGCGATGTCGGCAACACCGGCAAGCCGGGCGACGCGAACTATGTCGATCCGAAATCGGAAGCTGGCGCGCTTGAGCGTGCCGAGCGCGCTGACATTCTGGCGCGTGAACTGTTCAAGACCGTGGTGCCGGGGATGTACGCGCGCAACCCGAACCTGTCGCAGAACGAAGCGCAGGAGGAGTTGAAGAAGTACGCGCAGACGCTGGGCATCATGACCCAGAACATTTTCGAAAAGAACGCGCAAGGTCAGACTGTCCTGAGCAAGGAGTACCGCGAGCGCGTTGCGCCCGGTCTTGAGCTCGGCATGAAGGGCGCACCTGACCTGACGCTGGGTCAGATTCGCACCATGGCGGCAGCCATCAAGTCGCTGGGTTACACGGCGACGCCGCAGCAAATTGCTGAGATCATGTACAACATCAGCAGCAAGGGGCAGCGTGCCGGCAACGAAGCCTACCAGATGTACAAGACTGGTCTGGGCGTCACCGACGTTGCCAAGCTCAACACCGCCATCGAAGATCTCGGCCTGTTCATTCCGGGCACCGCCAAGCGCAATCCGAAATCCCACAAGGTAATAGCCGGCACCGGCATCCCGATAGAATTCAACGACCCGGAAACTGGCGAACCGATCAAGCTGGGCGAGCGTCCGAGCGAGTGGTGGCGGCAAGCCATGCAGAGCCCGGAGGTGCAGAAGCGCGCCAAGGATATGCTGGTCAAGCAAGCTGTCGATTCGTTGCCGAAGGGCTCGACAAAAGCCCAGAAAGCAAAGGCGGTAGCTGAAGCCGAGAATAAATATAAGGAAGGTGAGGCTGTCGCCGTCACCGACTACATCAACCGTGCGCTGGCCGGTGCCAGAGGCACGGCGCTACAAGGCATTCTCGATTCCATCCTAGGCGGCCAGATCGCCAAGTCCGGGTTGGCGCAGGCCGGCGAAGCGCCGGGGTGGGCAGAGCTCAATCGTCAGATGACCGAGCACTGGACAGTGCAGGCGTCGAACCTCGGTACGGCGGTGGCTGACGCGGCCGGCGACCTCGGCAAGCTGGCCGCTGAATCGATTGGGCTGGCCAACATTCTGCGCGGCATGACGAACTTCGTCGATCAGAACCCGCTGATGTCTGGTGCCATCGCCATCGCCATCGGCACCGCTGTTTCCGCTGCGGTGCTGATCCCGATGGGACGGGCAGCCGCTGCACTGATTCGAGCGGCAGCTGTGATCGGTGGCGGTACCGCCGCCGCTGCCGGTGCGACCGGCGCGGTCATCGGCAGCGTCGGCAGGCTCGGCACCATCATGCGCGTCGGCGGCACGCTGATGCGCGTCGCCAACGGTGTCGGCGTCGCGCTGACGGCCGCTGAGGTGACCTACTATCTCGCCACCCGTTCTGCGGAGCAGGCGGCGAAGGATATGGAGCAGGTCAACGCTGCGAAGGAACTGGTGCGCAAGCAAGAGCGCGCGCAGGCCATCGAGCGCGAGCAGGATCTGCAAAAAGACACGCCGCAGAGCGAAGCCCAGAAAACCTACATGGCCGAACAGGCCAAGGTGCTGGAGGGTTTGCGGGTCGACATCGCGAAGCTCAACGGCATTCTGGGGGCGACGCCTGTCGAGAGTGTCGATCCTGATTCGAAGATGTCGACGCAGGCGGAGGTCAACGCGCAGATCGCCAAGGCCGTGGCGGAGGCGCTGGCCAAGGGCAAGCCGCCGGAAGAGAAGCCGAAAGACAGGGTAAAGTCGACCGCGACGGAGCGGGCGGAAGCTGCGGCTGCCGCCGCAGCCGCTGCAAAGACGGCCACGCCACCTCCAGCCGAGACGAAGCCGCCCGCCGTAACGCCGGCCATGGCAGCGGCGGCAGCGCCGGCCAACGTCTCGGCGTTGACCAACCTGATCCCGCAGCTGATCCAGTCGGCCACTTCGATCACGACCGGCGCGAGCACGCTGGCGACGTCCAGCGGCACGTTCGCGACGGTGTTCTCGACTGGGGCCAAGGCGATTGGCGATGCTGGTACCACGGCAGCCAACGCACTCAGTGGACAAGCGCCGGATATCGGTGCAAAAATCGGGGCCGCCGCAGCCAAGGCAATCAGTGGTGCGGTGTCGAACCTGAGCATCAGTGTGAATGCGAAGGTCAACGAGGGCCCCAACCGGGGCGCTCGTCCAGCAACCCAGTAGGAGAACCTAAATGGCCGTCGCTAAAAAGAAGAAAACCGCCAAGAAGTCAAAGACCGCTGCATCCCGCGCGAAGTCGCCGCAGAAGCGGTCGGCCGTGCGCAAGCCCAAAGCCGACTAGGGATATCCCATGTCGCGGTCCGCCTGCGCCATCGGCAAGGACGTAGTACCCGCCTCGTTCAAGGGGGTGCAGTTCTATTGCACGGAAGCCGATGTCGAAGGCGGGCGTCGCGGGGCCGAGGGAGAATTCCCGTTCGGTGAAGACACTGCTTATGCAGATCTCGGAAGGAAGATTCGTGTTTATCATCTCACAGCGTATTTCAGAGAAGACAACCACGTCTGGGACAGCGAGGCACTCTTCGCAGCTTGCGAATCCCCCGGCCCCGGTATGCTCGTCCACCCGACACGCGGCACCGTCATGGTGGCGTGCCGGTCTGTCAAGGTTAAGGATGAAGTTGAGCAGAGCGCGGGTGAGACGTCTGTTGAGATGGAGTTCGTCGAAGCGAACATCGGCTTCACGGGCATCCTCGGTTCGATCTTCGGAATCATCTCGTCAGGACTTGCCGGCACTTCGCAGGCGTCCTTTCTGAGGGACTACACGCCGACCCGGGTGTCGCAGCCGTGGCGCACCGACGTCATCAACAAGGCGCAGTCGCTGATCACCTCGACTTCAACGGCTGCGATCAAGACGCTGACGATGGACTCGCCGCAGAACGACTGGCGCGTCACACTGCACATGCAGGAGGTAGCGCAGGACGACGGACTGGCGTCATCAGCGAAGACGGTCGACCGCGCTATGACCGATGGTTTCAGCCTGATCACGCGCAATGTCGTCGATCCGAACCGCAAATTCAGCATTTTCCGTGGGCTCGCCAACGCGGCCACGAACTCAACGTCGCTGCCGGCCGGCGAGGGCACGTTGAGCGACGAAGCCGTCGTCAGCCGCCATCGGATCCTCGCCGCCATCGGCATGGCCGATGCGGCGATGGGTCGGAAATACGCCACCATCGACGAGTGTCTGGCAGCGATGAACATGACGCTGGCCGTGTTGAAGGACGAGGCTGACGCGGCCTACGCGCACTGCGACAACAAGCTGTACATGGAGATCACGAAGTACAGCGTCGAGTTCGCCAAGATGATGAACGACCTGTCGTACCGGCTGCCGGCCAAGGTGATGGTCAATTTCTCCGGCGGCGTACATCCGCTGGTCGCGGCCTACACGATCTACAAGGATGCCAAGCGGCACCGCGAGCTTGAACTGCGCAACGTCATCGACGCCAATGGCCGCATTGGCCCGATTGTTTCCGGTATCGCACCAGCATGATGCCGCCCGTCGTCATAGCCATTGGCGGATCCGCGTTGGACACGTGGACCGAGATGACCCTGCAACGCTCGAAGGAAGAGCTTACCGGGGAATTGAGCGTAACGATCTTCGCCGGTGCGATGCAGTCGGGTCCGATGATCGCCGCCGCCAAATGCGGTGCTGAAGTCACGGTCTATGTCGGGGGCCAGCTGGCGTTCTGCGGCACGGTCGACAAGCGCACTGGCTCTGGCACCAAGAAGGGTAAGAAGGGCTCCGACGACGATAACCAGAAAGAGGGCAAGGGCGAGACCAAGGCCGGTGTCAACATCGGGCCGACCGAGTACACCGTCAAGCTCACGGCGCGCGGCAAGACCAAGCGGCTGATCGACTCGAGTCACCAGCATCCGACCACCAATATGATGCAGCCGACGACGAAGGAAGTGATCGAGAAGCTGATCGAGCCGTGGGGCATCGGGCTCGAGTTCAAGGGCGAAGTCATCAAGCTCGACAAGCAGCGGTTTCGCGACGGCACGCGGGTGATCGACGAACTGCATCGCGTCGGGCTTGAGAACTGCTACTTCATGTACGAGACGCGCGAAGGCAAGCTGAAGGTCACCGACGGTGTCGGTACCGATTCCGGCAGTGGCGATCCGCTGATTCTCGGCGTCAACATCCTGACGTTCTCGGCCGAGCAATCCGAGGACAAGGCCAAGTCGAAGATCAAGGTCAAGGGCCAGCGTTCGAAGAAGAACGTGTGGGGCAAGAAGGCGACGGAAAAAACCGTCAAGGAAATCAACAACAGCATGGTGAAGGACAAGGTCTACCAGACCGTTCAGCACTATGGCGATGGTACCGACAAGGAGCTTGAGCGTCGCGCGCGGTTTGAGATGAATCAGCGCAACTCCGAAAGCAAGAAGCTCACCATCGAAGTGTTTCACGTGCAGACGCCGAGCGGGCAACCGTGGGACATCGGCAACTGCCACTACGTCGAGGTGCCGCCGGAAGGCATCTTCGACATGTTCGAATGCACCGAGCTCACCTATCACGTCAACGCCGAGAAAGAGCTCAAGACCACGCTGACGCTGTCGCCGCCGCCATCAGGCGGTGAAGGTGGCGGCGGCGGCGGGTTCGGTCTGTCGTCGATCAACATGGGCATGGGTGCTGCTCGCCGCAGCCAAGCCAACATTCCGATCTCGGCTGACTCCTATCCAGATCCGTGGTCGCCGCCTATGCTGACCGCCATTCCGTTCGTGTCACTGGTCGAGCAGGCTGCCAAGCCAAAGCCTGAAGAAGATCCGCCGCCGGCTCCGCCGCCCCTCGTGCTTCCACCTTGGTTTGGAGAGACCTCATGACCTACCTCAGCTACAACGGGCGATCCAAGGACATTCAGGATCACTTCGAGCGCCACATTTACGGCGAGCTCGAATACATCGAGAGTGCCGGTGCGATCCTCAAGGTCAACGGCACCGACAGCAAGGACGAGGAAGTCGCCCTGCTGAACATCGGTGGCGTCGCCTACAAGCTGCCGAAGGACACCGACGCCGAGATCTTCGTGATGTCGTCGTCGTCGGACACGACGCTGAAGATGGCGATCCTGACGATCCCGCGCGACAAGCAGCGGCGCTGGCCGGAAGGCGAAGGCGGCATTCAGCACCCGACCGACCCGGAAGTGTCGCTGCATTTTTCCGACAAGCTGACTCACGTCACCAAGAACAAGTTCGCGGTCGGTGAGAAGGGCGAATTCGAAATCAAGGAAGATCAGGGCGTGTTCCGCGTCAAGAAGCTGATCGTCGATGGCGAGCTCGTCGTCAACAAGCGCGTCATTACGCCGGAGGTCGTCGCTGGCAGCGAAAACCCGCCCGGCTTCGAAGGCAACAAGCAAGAGGAAAAGAAATCCGGTGGCGGTGGCGGCGGCGGAACGCCGGCTCAGCTAGAACTGGTTTTCGACGATGCAGCATGATCCTTGCGTAGAATCGCAAGTTGGTCAGCGTCGTATCTTCTGGACGACGCAGATCCAGCCGTGCGGCAGCTACACGATGTGTGGCAGCGAGTGCGCGATCCCGGGACTGGAATATGAAAACCATCCCGAGATCCCGCACATGCAGCCGGGTGGCGTGCCGCGCACGATCAAGAACACCGAGTGGCTGCAAAGCCTGATCCTCAACATCCTGAACACGCGCTCGCGCACCGACGTGCGCTGCCCGACACCGGCGGCCGTCTATGGCCACTGGTCCGAATCGTATCGCGACGACGGTCTCTACATCGGATCGACGTTGTGGAATGCCGCCGAGAAGAGCTACGTTCGCACGGCAGACGCTGTTAAAGCAATTGGTGCCGCCGTCCGGGCGGACATGGGGAAATTGATAGCTCAAGGCATCGCCGATTCTGTCGAGGTCGAGGCAACCTATCGCGGATCAAACAGTGTTGGCGTGGTCGTCACGGTCAACACCAGCACAGGCCGCAGCCGCGTCGACCTCTCCGGCAGTTTCGTTTCCGACACATGGCTTTGGAACTGAGCGGCACATGACCTGCACAATCACACGACCGGATCCAAAAGAACTGTTCGACCATCTGAGCAACATGTTCTCGTCGACCGTGCTTGGCGGTGGCAGGATCATTCCAGAATCGAACGAGTGGTACGTCGTCGCCAACGACTACGCCGCTGCCGAGCAGTACTATGCCATCGCCGACCAGATGTGGCGCGAGACCAATCCCGAGACCGCGTGTTGCGAGAATCTTTACAAGATGGCGGCGCAGCACGGCGTGTTTCCGAAGCCGGCGAGCCATGCCGAGGGATACGCGCGACTGTTCGGCGTCGAGGGAGCAACGATCCCGCCGTCGCTGGAGATCACAACCACGGCCGGCAACTTCGTGTCGGTCGGCTCGATCCCGCTGACCATGCCGCCCGAGGGCACCATCGTCATCCGCATCCGGGCGCTGACGCCCGGCGCGGATTACAACGCGCAGGGCACCGTCACGACCGGCACGCTGACGACGCCGGCACCGGGTATCGAGCCCGAAGTCGTGATCTGCGGCGGCACGTTCTGCGGCGGCGCGGCCGAGGAAGATTGCGAGGCGTTTCGAAAACGATATCTGGAACGGCTCGCCTATCAGCCGAAGGCGACGATGGCGTGGATCCAAGCCAAGCTGATGGAATGGCCGTGCGCCACGCGCGTCTGCGTTCGCGAGGGCAGTTGCTGCCGCTGCGATCCGACCTGCACAGAATGCACCGACTGCGGCTGCAAGAACTGCGGCAACCAGATGCAGTTCTATGTGTTGTTCGACGACACGTTCCCGTGCGGGATCCCGCCGCAGAGCGTGGTTGATGATATCACCGACTGGTTGTTCGGCGAACACCAAGGCTATGGCGAGGGGCAGGTCGAGATCGGCGTCTGCGGCCAGATCTACGCGCCGATCCCGCTGATGGTGGACGTCATCATCGACATCGCCGGCTGCCCGTCGACCGGCCAGAAGCAGATGATCACCGAACAGATCGAGGCGCTGTTCAAGCGCATCTGTCCGTCGATGCCGCTGCTGAACAAACAGTTGGAACTGATCATCGCCTCGATCATCGGGCCGGAGATCAACGCATCGGTGCGCTTCGAAGTCGTCGGCTACGAAGACCAGAAGCCGCCGTTCCCGCGCGAACTGGTCTACATGACCGAGTGCGGTCTTGAGCCGGAGTGCGACGTGCTGCCGTGCCTCAACGAAGTCTCGTTCGTCAATCCTGAGATGCGCAAGCCGCCATGCTGACGCCGGAAGAACTGGACCTCAATCAGCCGCCGAAAATCCCGGCTGTCCCGACGGATCCGAATCACGCGGCCTCGAAGAAGTATGTGGACGAGCGGCGCGGTGCGCCACCATGGGACGACCTGCCGCTCGCGAACGGAATTGCTGACCCCGGAACGTCGGAGAAGTACGCACGTGGCGATCACACCCACCCCGGAGGCGGCGGAGCGCAAGGCCCGGCGGGACCAGCTGGTCCGGCTGGTCCTGCTGGTCCTGCTGGCCCTGCTGGTCCTGCCAGCACTGTTCCGGGGCCGCAGGGGCCGGTCGGCCCGGCGGGGCCGAAAGGCGACAAGGGAGATCAGGGCCTAGCCAGCACCGTCCCCGGTCCGCAGGGGCCGCAGGGGCCTGTTGGTCCGGTCGGTCCGGCCAGCACTGTGCCGGGTCCGCAGGGACCGCAGGGCCTGCCCGGTGCCGACAGCACGGTGCCCGGCCCGGAAGGCCCGCCCGGCGCGGACAGCACTGTGCCGGGTCCGCAGGGGCCGCAGGGCGAGATCGGCCCGCAGGGTGTGCAGGGCGTGCAGGGCGAGGTCGGCCCGCAGGGCGTGCCCGGTGCCGACAGCACGGTGCCGGGGCCGCAGGGTCCGCAGGGCGACATCGGCCCGCAGGGCATTCAGGGCGTGCAGGGTGTGCCCGGTCCGGCTGGTGCCGACAGCACGGTGCCGGGTCCGATAGGGCCGCAGGGACCGCAGGGCGTTCAGGGCGATCCCGGTGTGGCCGGCGTGCAGGGTCCGGTCGGCCCGGCTGGTGCCGACAGCACGGTGCCCGGCCCGCAGGGGCCGCAGGGTCCGCAGGGCGTACAGGGGCCGGCCAGCCCGGCGTCGGTCGTCACGGTCACGCCGGTCGGCAACATCGCGGCGACCAACGTGCAGGCGGCGCTGGCCGAACTGGACAGCGAGAAGGTTGCGAAGGCCGGCGATCTCATGACCGGCAATCTCGCCATCCAGCCGGTCGGCGGCGTCGTGTCGCTGAACCTGTACGGTGCGGCCAATACCAACGTCGATGTGCTGGGCCTCAAGAATGGACTGACCCGCTGGCTCGCGCGGTTCGGCGACTCAGCCCCGGAAAGCGGCGCGAACGCCGGCTCTAATTTCGATATCTACTCGTACGTCGATGACGTGACGGCGGCTAATCTCAGGTTCAGCATCGACCGCGCGAGCGGGCGGGTCACGACCCACAACGGTCTGACTAACATCGGTGGCCTCACCAACGCTGGTGACGTTTACGTCTATCGTGACCTGTCGACAGGTGCGCTGTTCTTCGGGTCCGACGGCACCAACTACATCTATCTTGATGGCACGAATTACAGCCTTGTCGGTGGCAAGCTGTTACTCAGCGAAGGCGATCCGACTGCGCCGCTGCATGCCGCGACCAAGCAGTATGTCGATGGCAAAGGCGGTTTCGAAGCCGGCGTCGTGCTGCCGTTCTACATGGCGGCAGCGCCGCTCGGCTGGACCAAGCTGGCGACGCAAAACGACAAGGCGCTGCGCGTCGTCTCTGGCGCAGGCGGTGTCGCTGGCGGCACCAATCCGTTCTCGACGGTGTTTGCGCAGACGACGACCGGCAACCACACGATGACGTCGGTTGAATCTGGCACGGTTCAGTCGACCGGCCTCAACGCCATTTACGCTTACGCAGGCGGCAGCGGCGCGAACTTCACGGCGGTCGCGCAGAACAGCGCGCCGATCTACACTTTGACGGTCGCACAACTGGTCGGCGGCTATGTGGTGCCCTACACCACCGGCGCATCGTGGGCCTATACGACGTATGATCTTGCGAACGCCAACATCGTCGTGTCGGGCGGCGGTGGCGGCGCACATAACCACCCGATGACGATGGCGATTCAATACTGCGATGTAATCCTGTGTCAGAAAAACTGATGGCAAACATGGACCCACCTCTCTCCGGTCAACCGCCGATGGCGCAGATCCCGCTCAACGTGTTGAGCGCGGACGGCTGCGTGCCGGCGGCGGTGGACTATCGTGAGTATTGCTGCCCGCCGCCGCTGTGCGGCAACGATCTCTGCTGCACCTTCGTGGCATTCTTCAACCTGCTGCCGTCCGGTCCGTTGTGGGATTACTGGAAGGCGCAGGCGATCAGCTACTTCGAGAGCAACGAGGATCCGGCCGAGTGTCCACTGATCAACGACCCGGCCTGTCCGTCGCTGGTGCTGCACGCGATCTACACCGTGATGAAATTGCGTCACGTTGTGCACACCGCACTGTGGCCGGCGCTGCGCGAGAGCAATCCGTACACGGCGGTGACGACACTCGACAACCACCTCGCCGTGCTGCAATGGGAAGACTGGTACAACCAGCACTGCCGCTCGGTGCTGCTCGGCGAGATCACGCCGTACGAGATCTGGACCGAGTGCGGGCCGCTGTTCTGCCCGCCGGACTTCCCGCCCGAGCTTGAGAACGCGCTGAAGAAGGCCATCGCTACGGCGTTGACCCGCGCCAACATGGGCGTGATCAAGAACATGTGCGGCATCAACTGGATCATAGAACCGCTCGGCGCTGAGATCCGGCCGATCTATCCGCCGCCGGTCGCCGTGCCGCCGATCTATCCGCCCTACGACCCGGATAAGCCGTGCGAGACTCACTTCTGCGCCGAGGACATTTCGTTCTCGATTTGCTACACGCGCGACTGGCTGGAGGGTGTAGGCTCAGGCGATGTTTGCGAGACTCAGTTGCCGCCGCCGCGCGTTCCCGCGTATTGGGATCGCGGCTGTGACAAGCCCGCCGGCCTCCCTGAACGAATCTGGCCCGGCGTGCTCGCTGCTGAATGTATCATCCGGTCGATGATGCCGCACAAATGTCCGGCCACGCCACTCGTCCGCTGCTGTTGAGGAAATAACATGGCCACTCCGACAGGCGTTTTTCCAGAAGAAGAAGCGGGCGGCGTACCGATCAGGAATCCTGACGGCACTCCGACCAACAACCCGGATGTGCAGAACGCCTACGCGCCACCGGCGACGTACGCTTCGTCATGCGTGATGACGGCGCTGCCGACCGATTGTACGGCGCGCATCGAAGCGCGCCAGATCAACGCGATTGTCAGCGAACTGGTGGCGTTCGCCGAGTGTCTCGATCCCGATGGGCCGTGGGTCTGCGAGAACCACAACAATCTCTGCACGTCGTTCAACGTCTGGCTCGCGGCTTTCAGCACCTATCTCGACACGCGCTATGTGAATGTGACGGGAGATACGATGACCGGCGCGTTGATCGTGCCGGCTCCGGTCAATCCGGGTGACGCCGCCAACAAGCAGTATGTCGACGACAAGATCGCCGCTGCTGAAGGTCTCGACGAGAACAATTTTGTCAACGTCATCGGCGACGTGATGACCGGCTCGCTGACCATACGGATGAACTCGCCGCAATTCATCTTGGAGAAAATGTCTTCTGCTCCGGGGGAAGGGGCGATCATCTGGGGCAGGCTCGCCAATCTCGGCCGCTGGTCCATCGTGATGGTCAATTCCACGGCCGAGACCGGCGTCAACAACACCGGATCGAACTGGGATCTATTCCGCTACGCCGACAATGGCGGGGTGATTGATTCAGTCCTGCACTTCGACCGTTCGAACGGCAACGGCTCGGTCAAGGATCCGGTCGCGCCGCAGCACATCGCCACCAAGGCATATGTCGATGCGGCGGTCGCTGCGGTCGGCGGTGGCGGTGGCACGGTCGTGGAGGCGTTCCCGCCCGGCACCGTGATGATCTTCGCGCAGGCGGCGGCACCAACGGGATGGGTCAAGTCGCTGACGCACAATGACAAGGCGCTGCGCATCGTCTCCGGCACCACCGGCGGCGCGGCTGGCGGCACCAATGCGTTCTCGACGGTGATGGCGCAGACCACGACCGGCAACCACAGCGTCACTGCGGGGGAGAGCGGCGCAGGAATCACCATCAACAGCAGCGGATCTGTTTACACTTATCCGTCCGGCGGCAGCGGCAACATCAGCCCGTACTGCGCCGACTACTGGTACCCGGTTGGTGTGCTACAAGCTGCGGGGAACGTAGGCTACATGGTGCCCTACTCCATCGGAGGTGCGATCAGCGCCGCGAACGTCTACTGGGGCAACAACACGCTGGGCGGTGGGTCGACCAACACGTCGAGCACGCCTCATAATCATCCAGTCATGATGGGGATCCAGTACGTGGACGTCATCCTAGGAGTCAAAAGCTAATGGTCCAAATCGCACACGCCAACGAAGGTTTGATGTGTCCGCTGCACAAGAAGGACATGTCTGAGGTCTGCCACAAGTGTCCGTGGTGGACGCTGATACGCGGCAAGAACCCGCAGAGTGAAGAGATGATCGACCAGTGGCAGTGCGCCATCGCCATGCTGCCGATGCTGCTGGTCGAGAACGCGCAACAGTCGCGCGGCGTCGGGGCTGCGATGGAGACTTTCCGCAACGACGTCGTTGCCGGGGTGGCGAAATCTGTTGGCCAAGCCGTCGGCGCAACAATAGGATTGGCAGTACAGCAAGGGGTTTTGATCGATGCGCGCAACACTCATCGTTCCTGATAATCAGATGAAGATCGATGCCGGCAAGTTCCGGCACGTCGATCTGTCGGTGCTGGCTCATGAGGGCAAGCACGCGGTGCAGTGGTACGACACGTTTGGCGAGGTCGAGTTCGCCACCGAGTTCGTTGATGCGCCGGTGCTCGACCTTGAGACCAACGAGCCGACCGAGGCGACAATCAAGATGCCGCATCGCAAGCCGAACGAGTACATCACTGACTTCGGGCCGTATGAGATGTTCGTCCCGCTCTACGAAGCCGAGGATGCGGCAAAGTCGGCGGAAGAGAAGGCGTTTCAGGACAAGATGGAAGCCGACAAGGCGCTGTCTGACGCTGCGATGGCTAAAGCCAACGCCAGAACAGAGGCGTTCAACAAACTCCCCGACGCCGTAAGGAATCACGTGGTTCAAGAACTGCAAAAGCCGCAGGAAGAAGCTGCGCGACAGGCTGAACGCGCCCGTCGCGAAGCGTGGTCCAGACTGACGCCTGCCCAGCAACAGGCAATCATCAACGCCGCCAAAGGAACGTGAACCATGACCGGAATGATGCCCGACAGCGGCGTACCTGCATCTGACGCCAAGAACTCGATCCTCGATCCCAACACCGTCAACTGCGACGAGCTTTGGTATTCGACGTCGCGGTGTCAGCCGCGATTCGATCCCGCTGCGGCCAACGCTGTCCTCGCCGAACTGATCAACGCGGTCAACTGCGCGGGCATTCCGTACGACTGCTCCAAGCTCACCAACCTGTGCGACGCCATCGCGTACACCGTTCAGAACGGTGACTCGTGGTGCGCGCCGCTGACCAACGGGCCGAACGATTATCTCGGCGCGCTGAACCCGCCGCTGCTGGCGTATCCGACTGCCGATTGCTGCATGGCGATCAAGGTGATTCCGAACGTCAACAACGCTGCCGGCGGCACCCGCGTCAACTTCAACAACCTCGGCTGGATCTCCGTCGTGCGCAACGATGGCGAGCCGTTGCAGGCCAACGACTGGACCGCCGGCATCCCGGTGATGATCATCTACTGCAACGGCCGCTTCGTCAGCATCGGCATGGTCGGCAGTCAGGTGCCGAAGCCGCTGTCGCGCCCGCTCGACCTCTGGGTCAACAACAGCTTCGGCAGCGACGCCCACGATGGCCTGTCGAACGACCCGGCGCATGCGTTGAACACGTTCCAGCGTGCCATCGACATCGCCTACAGCTACCAGCCCGGCCAGTACCCGGTGAACATCCACATCATGAACGGTAGCGGACCGTATGCCGGCGGCATGTCGCCGCAATATGCCGGGCCGTCGCTGCACGTCATCGGCGAGGGACCGAACACCCGGCTGGTCGATACCCGGTTCTGCTTCCATGTGCAGGGACCGAACAACGCATCGCTCGACAACGTGTCGGTCCAGCAGACCGGGCCGCTCGGCGGCGGTGGCACGGTCAGCAGCGGCTCCGGCGCATCGCTCGCCGTCAACCGGATCTACGCGCAGTCCGCTCCCGGTGGCGTGCTGCAAGCCAGCCGCAACGGCTCGATGGTCATCAACAACTGCACCTACTACGGCAACGCCTACTGCCTGTTTTATCTCAACTTCGGCGGATCGATGGAGTTCACCGATCAGCAGCAGACCACGGCGCAGGCGCTCAGCGTCACTGTCGCCACCATGTTCTGCGGCGGAGCGACTGGCGGCATTCCCGGCTCGTGCCCGGCGTGGATCGGTCCCGGTCTGGTGACCGGCAGCAAGTACAGCGTCAGCGGCAACGGCGTCATCAACGACCAGACGCCGGGCAAGAACTTCTTCGCCGGCACCGTTGCCGGCACCACCGCAACTGGCGGGCAGTACATCTAGGGAGAGAACGAATGGCTGTTACCGAAGCCGACAAGGACGAAGCGTTCCTGCGCATGAGTCAGATGCCAAGGGCGTTGTGGGAACGCTGGAAGGACGAGAGCTTGAACGGCAAGCGCGAGGTGACGCCTGCGCTGAACCTTGAACTGCTGCTGTTTGCGCTCACCCGTGATCGCGCCATCAATCCGAATCTCGATGCGTACACGTGGCTGACGCCGGAGAACAAGGAGATGGTTCGGGCCAAGTTTTATCGGGCTGAGCCGACGGAGTGACAGGTGCCCGAACTCAAGGGTTGGCTGCGCGAGAATTCAGGACTGGTCTACTTCCTGATCGGGCAGGCGATCTTTGTCGCCGGCCTGACCTTCAGCGGCTATGGCTACATGGTTCGGCTGGAGGCGCGCGTCGCTACGCTTGAGATTCGCGGCTCGCCGCATCTGGAGAAGATCGACACGCGGCTCACTGTGCTGGAGGGCGCGACGGCCGACAACAAGCGCAGCATCGAGCGCATCGTGGATGTGATGACCAAGGAACTGCACATCCCGCCAACAAGGGAGAAGTGACATGGCCTTCAATTCAATCGTCGTTTCCAGCGGTCACGGCCTCTATGTGCGCGGAGCCAGCGGAATCATCGACGAGGTCGAGCAGGCCCGGCGCTTCACCGAATCACTGGCCAAGGAACTGCGCTATCGCGGTGTGGATGTGACCACCTACCACGACGACGTTTCCACCGGGCAGAGCGAGAACCTGAACCGAATTACTGATTTTCATAATAGCCGCACCAGAGACCTAGACGTGAGCATCCACCTGAACGCTTACGAGCAGGTTTCCAAGCCGATGGGCGTCGAAGTGCTGTACGTGACGCAGGGATCGCTGGCCGGCGAGATCTCGCTGGCGATCTCCAATGCCGGTGACCTGATCAACCGGGGTGCCAAGTACCGGGACGACCTCCATTTTTTAAACTCGACGGTCGAAAAAGCCGTGCTGCTGGAGCTATGCTTCGTGGACTCGGAAGCCGATGTTGACGCCTATCTGGGCAACTACGACGCTATCGTGGAAGCGGTCGCCGACGTGCTCGGCGGGCTTTCCGGTGAGATCGAGGTGCCGCCGCCGGTCCACGAGACCAGCGTCACCGGCAAGATCTCCAGCTTTGGGGGGCCTGACGATGAAGGCGTCTCGCCTGACGAGGGTCTGGCGTTCATTTATTCTGTCGATGATGCGCCGCAGCTATTCCTTCCTTTCCAGCCTGAAGGGACAACCGGGCTGGCTCGGCGACTCAATCCTTACGTCCATTATTTCGCGATGCGTTTCGACTATGAAGTGCATCCGAAGGAGACGCTGCTGGAGAAGCTGGGGCTGATCCGAAACCTGCGCACCGGCGTGGCGCTCAAGGCCATGCCGGCCGACTGGGGCCCGCACGGCGCGACCGACCGGGTCGTTGACGTCTCCCCGTCGCTGATGGACGACCTCGGCCTCGAAACTGATGATATGGTCGAGGTGGTGTTCCCTTACACGGAGGAAAGCTCATGATCGTCACCGTTTGCAGGCCCGCTTGCGGCAACACGCCCGTCCCGCTGCCGCCGGGAGCTCCGATCTTTACCCCCACCGCTACGGCTGCACCACCCCCACCCACTCGCAGATAGGAGGACGTCATGTCGGCCAACATCTGGTTCTGGATCATCTGGGTTTTCACACTGGTCTTCGGTCTCTGGGGAATGAACCCGTGGCGACCGTCCGGCGCTCCGTGGGCACCGTTCGGCGGCTGGCTGATCCTGTTCATCCTGATCGGCATTCTCGGGATCTCGGTGTACGGCTCCCCTATACGCTGAGCGGCGGTCGCGGGTGGAATCGCTGCCACCGATGCCGCCGCCGCCGAAGCCGATTTGCAAAGGCTGTTGACGCCTGACGCAGTCGTGCCTACGATGACACCAGATCGAAAGCTGTCCATGGCGGTGAATAGGTCTTAAAGAAAACCCCCGGTCGCGAAAGCGGCCGGGGGTTTTCGATTCAACGGTTACGCCACTCGTCGAGTGCCCAAGCTATGATCCAGCCGATGAGCGCGGACGCAATACACACCGCGATCATCGTGGGCAACCACGATGGCATTTAGACCACGCGGAAGGCGTAGCCCTCGCGGCGACGCTTGCGCATCGACAGAAGACCGACGCCAGCAAAGCCAAGCACCATCATGGCCCATGTCGAGGCTTCCGGCACCGCCGCAACCTGCGGGATCGGCGCGGCGTCGATACGGTAGTGTTCGAAGTCGTTGATCGAACCGCCGATGCCGAGGAACAGGTCCAGATCGACGATAACCTCACCATTGATGGTCGTGAAGTCGAAGCCCTTCTGCTGGTTGCCGTTGCCGAGATTGTAGCCGCCACCACCAAGCCCTGCGATGCCACCGGCAAGGTTGGTGAAGTTCAGGGTGTTGATGCTGCCGTCCGCTTCCGCGACCGTCAGCCTGAAGAACACGTCGCCGGTGCCCTTGAGCGAGAAAATATCCCGCGTGGTGCCCAGCTGGACCGTGTTGGTGCTGTCAAAAACCGTGATGTCCAAATCGCGGGTGTTGACGATCTTGATGTCCTGTCCGTTGGCAGCGCCAGCGAACCCGTTGGAAAGAGACAGGTCGCGGAAGCGAACGATCTCGTTGTTCTGGCCGTTGAGATGACCAAGGATCAGATGGCTGTCGTTGATGTCGATGCCGCTGAACACGACGTTGTTGCCGCTGCCACCGAGGCCGGTGGTATCGAGCAAAACATCGGCGCTGGCGGGGATCGCCGACAGCGTAAGCAGTGCGACAGTCAATAGTAGTTTTCTCATGGTTATGTCCTGTGTCGGGGAATTAAATACGATTTAAATGCCGCTTCCCTGAAGGCATTGCAGTCTAGCAGTAGTGCGACGTGTTGTCTCTGGTATCACCAACCGATACGACCGCCGACCTGTCCGGCCCACTCGGTGCGCCCGCTGAAGGTGCTCCCCGCCGGCATGAACGACGCACCAGCGAAAACGCTGATGTTGCGGTTGACGCGAGCGATGCCCTTCATGCCGAAGGCGGCGCTCTCGTTGTTGAAGCCGAAGCCACCTGATATCGCGAAGTTCTCGTGGGTCTCCAGCCAGATCGGCAGCGCAAGAGCACTTGCCAGAGCCGTACCGTTGGAAGCGAACTTGTGGGCGTTGTAGTTGGCGTTGGCCTGAATGGCGGCGACGTCGGCAGCGGTCAGACCTTTGCCCGGGTCGCCTTTGTCGCCCTTCGCGCCGGCCACTCCTTGGATACCTTGCGCGCCCTGCGCGCCGGTCGCCCCGGTGTCGCCCTTGGCACCGGTTGCCCCGGCCACCCCTTGGACGCCCTGCTGCCCTTGCGCCCCGGGCGCTCCGTTCGCTCCCGGCGCTCCGGCCGGACCTTGGGGCCCGGTCGCGCCGGGCGCACCAGCGACGCCCTGAACGCCTTGGAGGCCCTGAATGCCTTGGATGCCTTGTGCCCCGGGCAGTCCCTGCGGTCCCCGGGCGCAGTTCGACAGGTCCAGATTGACCCCGTAATTGCCGCCCAGCGGCGAGGTGTCGATGCTGGACCCCGGCCCGGCGACGTTCTGCTGGCCGCCCTGCTGTGTGGCCGTCCACTGGCCGCAGCCGGTGGTCGACCAGTTGTTGATGTTGTCCGCTCGCGCGGCTGCGGGTAGCGACAGCAGTGCTGCCAGAATGACGATTCGTTTCACGTGAAACCCCCTGTGTGATGCTGAACCGGGACGCCCCGGGTGGTGCCGCCTACGAGCAGTAAGTCTTTGTGACGCTGCCGGATTTGTAGCTCCGGCAGGTCGATGAAGTGTTGCCGTGCCCGCTGCTGCTGCACGACGTGATGGTCGTCGAGCCGCTCTTGCGGGTGCTGCACGATGTCCCGGCCGACGCCGCCGTGGATGACAGCAGCAGGGACAGAAGAGCAGTGGACAGAATTGCGAATCGCATTGATAGTCTCCGTTTCCTGTGTCGCGTTTGATTTTAGCCGCCGGCCTTCGACGCCCCCGCCGAAGGCCGGTTTTTTATTTGCCGTTCATTTTCCGCCAGACGCGCCGGTACCCGAGGGCGCGGCCGGCGGCTTCGATGGTGGCGCTTTGTGGCCGGCGTGTTTTGCCAAAAAACCATGCGCCCATCGTTCCAGCGGCTGGCCCCCCGGAATCCTTAACGGCTCCCAGATCCTTGCTGTTAACGCGACGGCCGAAGTGGTCCTCAACCAGCGTCCTGATTTCATCAATGGCTGGATCCTTCTCACGGAAGCGGTAAGCCGAATATGTCTTCATGATACCACCGTGTAAACCGTGCTGGTGCCGGCACCGCTCTTTTTGACGATGTGTGACTTTACCAACTGCTTGATGAGGTAGCTGCGGCTTGCCGGCGCGAAGCCAGCGACCTTGCAGAACCCGGTGACGTCGGCCGCCTTGAACTTCGTCAGGCTGTTCGCCTTCGCATAGCGAGCGAACTGCTCTTCCATGCTGCCGGACTGCGCCTGCACCTTGCCGTTCTTGTGCACGGCGTTGACGACCGGCAACACTTCAGGAATGCCGGCGGCGAGACCCGCCAACGCGCGGAGCGCGTCGGCGAGCTTCTTGTCGTCGCAGAAGAAGTTAACCTTGAACACGGCGGGCGTCTCCTTCGGTTGCGTCGGCGATGCGGCGCAGCGCGACAAGATTGCTGTCCACCTCCGCCACCTTCGGCTCGACGTTGAGGATCTTCAGGTGATGCGCCTGAAACGAATCGATGATCGACTGGCACGACGACACGTGCGCGGTGACGTTCTCGGAAAGCGAGTTGGTGCCTTCCTCGAATTCCTTGATGTACTCCTCGACGGCCGCGCGCATCTCGCGGGTTTTTTCTTCCGCCGCTTCCACCGCAGCCAGCATCGCCTTGATGGCGCTCTCGGCCGTTGACTTGACCGCGCCGGTGGTGAGGCTGGCGATCCGGTTGGTCTCTGCTTCAGTCATTGTCTTTTCCCTTTTTGGTTGAGAACATTTTACGTATGTCAGCATGGAGCCGGCTGAAGATTTCCTGACCGGCCGGGCTTGCGGCCCACTCGTCACTCTCCTCCTTCGTTGCGTCGAACTCGCCTTCCGCAACACGGCCGGCGAATTTGATGAAGCCTGCCTTCGTCAACTCCTTGTGGAGTTGCGTGATCGGGCAGACGTAGGTGTCGGCATAGTCGTCGAACTCGCCGGTCAGGGCGCGCACGGCGAACGCTTCATACTTGGCGGCGTTGGCCTTTGATGCCGTCGCCGCCACCTTGCGCAGTTCGGCAGCAAGCTTGTCTCTAGTTCGCATGATACATCTCCACCACTTTGTCGATCACCGCACCGACGATGGTGCGCGGTTCGTTTGTCGGCCAGCGTGCGACCGCGCTCTGGATCGTCGTCAGCGGCACGCCGTGCTGCAATGCCATCGACACCAGCACGGCACCGTCGCCGGCTATGGCGTCCATCTCGCTGCCGGCCTTGGCACCGTCGATGAAGACTTCGCCGACCCGGTCATCCGGGTAGAAGCCGACGGTGATCGAGAACACCGTGTTCTGGCCGCCGAACCGGATCTCGAAAGTCTCGTTGCGCCGCCGCTGCGGCAGTAGCTCGCGTCGTGTCATCGTGGTCCTGTCAAAGCTGCGATCTCTTCCATCACGGGCTTGCCGTTGGGGAGCATCATGTGGGTGGCGAACACCTGTTCGAACGAGAGCACGCCTGTCTCGATGGCAGTGAGCTCGCCCTTGATCCAGTCGCGCAGGATCGAGTTGACCGCGATCAGTCCCTGATCGAGTGCCGCTTTTTCCCACTTCTCCTTGGGCAGCCGGCGCGCGCGATTCCACTGGTTCTGCTTCAGGAACATCGCCGCCCAGCCTTGTGCCGAGGCGCGCAGCTGCACCTGCCGCTTGCGATGCGTGAAGGCCAGCAGCACGGAGTGGTCGTCGAAATTGTCCATGAAGCCGACCGCCTCGCAGCCGAAGCCCTGCAACATCTTGACGATCTCCGCGCGCGCCTTCACGCCGCTGGTCGCATTGGCGTATGGAATCTTCATCAGATCCATTCCCGATAATTGTCGCCGGTAATGGCGTTGCTCAGCACGACTTTGGCGCGCAGCGCGTCGATGATCTTGTCCTCGACCGTGCCGGGGCAGCACAAATCGTAATAGCCGACGCTGCCACCCTTGCCGACCAGCTGCGCCCGTTCCTCGGACTGCGCGCGGTGCTCCAGCGAGAACGTGTTGGAGTAGTAGATCACGGTGTCCGCGACGTCCCACGTCCGGCCACGGCCGCCGGCTGCCGCCGTCGCCACCATGAAGCGGCAGTTCGGATTGGTCTTGAACGCAGCCTCGTCGGCCTCCCGAGTATCCTCGTTGTCGCCGTAGAAGTTCGCCACCGAACCCGGCCCGTATACCTTCTCAAGCGCCGCCGTGATGCGTTTGACGTTGGAACGATAGGCCGCCCAGATGATGGCCTTGCCATCGACGTTCTCCAGAATGTTCAGCATCTCGGTGGTGCGATTCTCCTTGATGTCGACCTCGTTGCCGTCGTCGCTCATGGTGACGCCGCACAGGATCTGGTGCAGCCGCAGCATCTGCGTCAGCACGATGGTAGCAGTAACTCGTTCCGCGTTCTCCAGCTGCGCCACGGCGAACTGGTGCATCTCGTCGTAGGCGGTCTCCTGCTCGGCCGTCATCTCGACCTCGCGGCGGATGAACATCTTCTCCGGCAGGTCGTAACACTCCGACAGCCGGACCCGGTACGAGTGCTTGTCGATCCGGGCCCTGAGCTCTTCGAGGTTCTGGTAGCCGGCGACGACGTCGATCATGCGACCGCCGGGGCCGTACGGCTTGCGCTCGGTGATGGCGTAGCGCGCCTTGAACTGGCTGAACTTCTTGAAACCGATGATGGCCTTGTCGAGGAAGGCGAACTGCGACCAGAGATCGAGCGGCGACTGCGGCGACGGCAGCCCGGACAGGATGCGGCGCTTGCGCGCCAGCGGTGCCACTTCAAGACAGAACTCTGCGCGCGACGCCGTCGGATTCTTGATGGTGGTCGATTCGTCCACGATCATCGTGGTCGCGGCCTGCTCAAGGAATTGTTTGCAGAGCTCGCGCGCGGCCTTCACTGTCGAGAGCGCCTCGACGTTGACCAGCAGAATGCGTGGGCCGAAGTAACCCATGAACGTCTTGAGTTCGCGCCGCTGCGCCGCCGTGGGGCCGGAGATCCAGTAGCCGATCATGGTGCGGCGTTCCAGATCGTCGCTCATATGCTTGATGGCGTCGGTCTCCCACGTCCGGTAGACGCCGGCCGGCGCGATCACCAGCAACTGCTCGATCTCGCCAGCCGCCTCGTCCTCGCCGAACTCGTCGAGGATGGTCTTGGTCTTGCCGGTCCGCATTTCCATGAACAACGCGAACGCACTGGTGCCGTTCAGGGCGTTGATCGCCTTGTCCTGATGCTTCCAGCGCGGCAGCTTCGGCGTGTACAACCTACTTAGCATCTTTGTGTCCCTTGATGGCGGCCCGCAGCGGAGCCATGATCAGCGTCTCGGTCCGGTCGGCGTTCTGGCGCAGGCTCTTCAGCATGGCGTGGCACGCCGCCACGCCTTCGATTGATGTCGCTCCGCCGGCCTTCTCGACGCGCTCGACCCACTGGTAGATCGCGTCGAGCGCGGCTGCCGCGTTCACGGCCGCTTGCAACAGGTCGCTCACCGGCCGTTTGCCTTTCGGCGCACCGCTCGCGGCTCGACCCAGTACTCCACCTCCGGGTGACCCGGATACTTGGCGTCCTTGACCAGACGGAACGGTTCCTTGTTGGCGTCGATCTTCTCGATCAGCCGGTTCATGGTCACGGTGATGTTCTTCAGCGGGAACTTGACGTCCCACGCGCCCATCGCCTCGCGCGATGCGGCGATGTCGGCGCTGCCCACCTTCTTGCCGTTCTTCGGCAGGCTGGAGAACAGGTGGTACTCCATCATCGTGTAGCGAATTTTAGGGAACTCGGTCAGCTTCATTTTGCTCATTCCTTAGTGGTATCACAAGAAGTATTTACTTGCAAGACAATCCAGCCGATTTTTTCGAGTTCTCTGGCCATGTCATGCGGGGCGGAAACGGTGAGGCGGTCCGGCGGGATCCAGTTGTCGGACACAGCAGTCGTAAACCATTGCTCGATAGTGGCAATGGGTATTTGCATCTGTGCTGGCCAGACGATTTCTATCATTGATTCTTCCGGCGCTGCATGGCAGCCGTCAGCGCGGTGAAGAAATCGTCGTCGATGACGTAGTGCGCAATCGGATCGCCGTCCTCGTCGATCATCAGGACGTGCGGCAGGTTGCAGTCCGGGTTGGGGCAGAAGAAGATCGCAGCCCCGTCCGCTACCGGCGTGGACAGGATCTCTTCATCGCTGAACTCTTTGGTCGTATTCATGCTAGCTCTTCCTGCGCTGTATTGCTTCAAGCAGAACGGTGATCGACACACCGTCCCGGGCGGCTTCCTCGCCCAGCTGCCGGATCCCGGCCAGCACCGCGCGGTAGGCTTCGTCGCCGTTCTCCAGACGGTAGTTGTCCAGAACGGTGAACGCCTGCCGCGCCAGTTCTTCCGACATGCCGGTCTGCTCGACGATCCTGCGGATGATTCGTTCGCTCATTCGATCCTCGTCCGCAGTCCGTTCTTCTCGGACGTTGCGTTGAACTTGGCGCGAACCGCCTCACCAAGGTTGACGTCGAAGTCCATGGCGGCGAGATCGAAGCAGATGATGCCGTCGGCCAGTTCTTCAGCCAGATGCGCCAGCGTCTCGCGCGAGCCACGGATGCCCATCCGCTCGCGCTCCAGCTTCTTGATGACGTTGCAGATGCGCCCGGCGGCAGCGCCCATCAGGATGACGGCCATTGCCTGCTCCAGCGCCTCGCCGACTTCACCGGCGAGCTCGTTGCCGCGATAGGAGGCGGTGATCTGGTTGTCGGCATCCCATTCGATCTGGCGGGCCTTGTTGGCGGCACGTAGCGAATCGAAACTCAACGTCATGTTATCTCCTTGCACCATTGTTTGCCGTAGACGTGCACGATCTTCGTGCCCGCCTGTTGAAGCACCAGCCCCTGCTTGCCTTCGAGCGTGGTGTATTCCCCGATGACGACCCCTTCGAAGCCGTCATGTTCGATTCGCATCGGCTTGTGAAGCTCGGCCGGCGCACCGTCGATGATAAGTCTCAGCCGCAGGCTGACGACTTCGGCAATGGCGCGGGCGCAGCACTTCGCCACGTAGTGGTGGCTGCGTTCGGTGGTCGCCTGCTTTTGCAGATCGACCAGTGCATCGAGAATGTCCATCAGATCCTCTTGGTTGCTTTTTCGTACAGGTGGATCTTGCAGACGTCGATCAGAGTCACGGTGCTCTCCGGTCCCATCACGACCTCGCAGATCGGCGTGCCGTCGCGCCTTATCGGTATGATGTGCAGCCCGCAGTTCGGATCCTCGCAGAACGCAGCTTCAAAGCTGTGCGCTTTCTCCACGTCCGGCCGGTCGATGTTGCTACTCATTTCAGTCTCCTCAGTATCGCGAACGGCGACTCGGTCTCCGTCTCGCCGGTGGTGGCGACCAGTAGCGGTTCACTGGCCTTGCGTCGCTCGATTTCCGGGTGCCGTCCACCGTTGCATTTGCGATGCGCGGCGACGACGTTCCCGTGCCGTGGTGCGCCGCCCATGTGGCGGGGCACGATCTCGTCGAGGCTGACCTGCCAGTCGGTGTTGTGGTCAAGCGTCATCGGCAGGCCGCACCAGTGGCATTTCCAGCCCTGCTTGATGGCCAAGCGGCGGCGCAGGGTCTTGAGCCCGGCGTGGTCTTCCGGCGTACGCAGCCTCATGCATTCTCCTTCTCCGGCGTCATTGTCGGATGCAGGTCCGGTTCGTCTTCGTGGCCGAGCCAGAGATCCACGTCGTCGGCGATCTTCTTCAGATCCTCGATCCCCGGGGCGCGCTCGAATCGCTCGTCCCAGAAGCCGGCCTCGCGCCACACGAGATCATTGTACTTCACCTTCGGATTGACGATGCCTTGCAGCACGATGGCCGGGTACTTGCCTTTGACGACGTACTTGCGCACGACGTAGCACTTGCTGCGCGCCGGGAAAGTCAGTTTGTACGAGCGGTAATTCCGCTTTGCCCACCTGAAATCGTCGTCGATGCAGACCACCGACTCACCCGGCTTGAACTTCATCACTCGTTCTCCATACCCCACAGCAGCGCCGCGAGCTCGTCCAGATCGGCCACGTGTACGACACCGTCGCACCAATGGAAGATGTGCTCGCCCTTGGGGCCGACCACGATAATCTGCTTGCCGGCCTGCAACGCGATGCCGAACTCGACATGGCGACCGCCGCCGATGGCCGGCTCGCTGCGCTGGCCGGCGAACGCCACCAGCGTGTCGGCCTTGAGCACGTCATAGACGTCCATCTTGGCGTACTCGACGCGCATCGCGTCGGTGACGGTGTGCGACTTGTCCTCTTCGTGCTCGACGTCGATCCATCGCGAGGTGATCTCGTGACCTTCGTTTTGCAGGAAGGCGCGAACGTCGCGCATCTTCATTTTGTCTTCGAACTTCGCCGCCAGATAGATCTTCACTCGATACCAGCCTTTCTCTCCAGTTTTTCGATGCGCTGGATCATCTGCTCCAGCAGGGTGAATAGTCGCTCGGCCGATTTCTCGCCGAGTTTGCCGCCGCACTTGACGTCGTGACGGATGCGGTCGAGTTCAGCCTTCATTTCCGTTTCCAATCTTCTCTGCCAGTCGCCGGCAGGAAAGCGCGATCAACTCAACCTCGACCGCCATCTTGTTGTCGCCGTCTCTTTCGAGCCGGCGCGCGTGGTCGTGCAGATCGTCGGCAATGCGCCACATCTTGGTCTGCAACGATCTGACTCCGGTGAGCTTCACGGCATCTGCTTTCGCACGTTGCGGATCAGCAGCGCGAACTGCGCGATCAGTTCCGAGTCGTCGTTGCTCATCACCGACTGGGCACGCGGCACGCTGTTCATGGCGCTGTGGCCATCCCGGTACAGCGTGATGTCGAGCGTGACCTTGCGGCCGGTGCCGCGCGGCGACGGCTGGGCGGTGTCGGCCGCGAGCCGGCGGCGGGTGGCGTCGTTGTACTTCATCGGTTCTTCCTCAAAGTTGAATTATTTTTCCGCTGGGCAGAAGCTTGTGTGCCGGGCGGACCGGGTTGTTAGCGTGGAACTGCTTCCACACGCTCTTGGGGCAGTACTGCCCGTCGTGGTCCACCTCGACAAGGTGGCGGGCATCTTCGTTAGAGAGGCGGACAGGAATGCCTTGTCCGACAACTTGCACGCACTTCATCGGTTGAATCTCCAGATCCCGTAGACGCATCGCGTGCCATCACGCGAGCAATCGTATTCGTCGTACAGCACGCCGTGCACCACGGCGGTGTAGTGTTTGCTGAGCGCCAGCACCAGCCAGCCCTTCGGCAGTTCGTCCTCGCGGACATGCACCTTGCAGCCGCTGCCGATCTGCATCGTCGGCGTCCACGTAAAGCCCATCGCCGTCATGTAGTCCTTGAACGGCTTGCTCTTGGTCCAGATCCCGCGCGAGGCGGTGCGCTGGCCGGCCGCGCCGCGCTTCCTGCGGTGCTTTGTCATTCGCATGCTGGCGTTCAGTTCGGCCAGTTCGTTGTAGACCTCGATGTACGGCCGGCCCGAGGCGATGGCGACCGCGCGAGCGACGCAGTCACCGGCGACTTTCTCGTTCTTGAACCCGGCCTTGCGGCGACCGCCGTCGTCTTGGATGAATTGAATGGCAGACATTTTCTATCTCCGTTTCGATATAAACATGGTATCACGAACAGGATAGAAGTCAACAACTATTTTCGTGTGTCACTGCGTAATCATGCAGCACGAAGCCGAGAGAAGTGTCGCCGCGCACGTGCTCGCGGATCCAGATCTTCTCGCCCGGGTGGAAGCGGTCGACCCGCCAGTGGCCGCGCACACTGTGGCCGCGCCGCCGGGCGATGGCGATGGCGCGCTTGGCGATGGTCTTGTACCGTTTCGCCGGCACCGTCAGCGAGACCACGGTGTGCTCTGAGAACTTCTTGTAGGATCCCCGGGAGACGTAACCACGGCTTGGCTTGACCTGCACCAGCGAGGTCGGCAGGTCGTTGATGGTGGCGAGCAGCGACCACAGGTACCGCGCGTCGTGCGCCAGTTCGCCCAGCGGGTTGAAGTACTGGTGGGCCATGCTCTTGAATTGCAGGTCTGCTTCGTGGCCGATGTGCGGCGCACGGATAACCGAAAAAGATTCGGTGTGGTAGTCCAGCACGCCAGTCATGATGCCGGGCGGCGTCGCCACGATTTCGGGATCGCCGGGGTCAACCCGGCACGGCTGGTTGCTGTGGTAGAACGGATCGCGCGGCCACGGCGGAATCGTGTCGTCGGACGTCCACGCATAGGCAAACTGCCCGGCGTTCGGGTAAGCCTGCCGCTTGTTCTCGTTGTCCCACGAATGGCTGGTGCAGTGGATCGCCATGAAGGTGGTCTCCAGCTGCGGGTGCTGCATCAACAGCCAGCCCGAGCGATCCGGCACGCTGTCGGCCTCCGCCACGATGTCCGGGTGGTAGGCTTCCTTGACGCGCCTGCGGTGCGCCTGCTTGTCGTACTCGATCCACGTCGTGGCGTGGGGCAGCCGGGCCAGCTTGCGCATGCTCTCGACGAGGTGAGTGCGCGCAGCGATGGTCTGGCAGGCGTTGAGGCTGACGTAGCCGAGATCCGCCATGAACGCCGACATGCCCTCGTCGATCACGAACTTGCGCGCTTGGGCGACGTGCGTGGCCAGCCAGTTGTTCTTGTCGATCTTGCGATAGACCGGCCGCTGCCATTCACGGATCAGATCGTCGGCGAGCGTGGTCATCCGATTTCCTTGCGATAGTTGAAGTGGGTGCCGCCGGCATCGACGATGTCGACCAGTTCGCCATCGACGTATCCGACGCAGCCCCTGCCCTGATTGTAGGTCAGGATGTGCGGGTAGACCTTGAACCGGCGCTCGCAGAAATACTTGCCTCTGTCGGTTATGCGGATGTAGCCGTTGCGCGGGTTGCCGTCTTCCTTGGTCCCGCCGTGCCACTCTGTGAGACCCCAGTACCGAAGCTTGGAATGGTCACGGTCGAGTTGCACGTAGGTCAGGTATTTCGGACCGTGCAGCCAGTGGCCGGATGAATCATTCATGTGGAACTGCAAATTGCCGTAGAGCGTCGGGCGGATGAAGTAGCGGTACAGCGCCATCATCTGCGCCGCCATCACGCTGTTCAGCGCGCGTTTCTTGATGGCGTGCAGGGCATCGCAATGCTCGCAGCGCCACTTGCTGTCCATCAAATCCTTGGCCTGCTCCGGCGTGTGCACGGTCAGGTGCGACAGGCCGGGCGACGTATCGACATGCGGCCGGCGGCGCGATCCTCGGTAGCCGCTCATATCCGCACCCACTCGGATCGCGCGCCGGAGAAGCGCAGCTGCACGGTGGACACGTCCCACTTCTGGGCGATGCACACCACGTGCGAGTTCGGCGGCGATTGGCCGGGGGCGCGGACGTAGAGCGCCTTGCCGTCCCAGTGCACGGCGTAGCTGATGCCGCCGGCAAGGCCGGCGAGCTTCGCCGCCTGACGCAGCGCGTCGTCGTAGCCGGGGTGCGCCATCGCAGCGCGTTCATCAAGCTTGGTCATCGTCCTCGTCCAGTTTGATGGCGTCGATGCGCCATTCGGTTTTCGATCCGCCCATCGGCAGCAGGTAGGTGCTGCCGACGGCGATGCCGCCGCTGTCGCGGAACGTGCACCAGCGGGTGCGACGCCTGCCTTCAGTCTCCTGAAGCTTCACTGTGGCTTCGGTGATCACCCCGTGTACTCCGTGACCCGGATGCTATCGCCGGTGTTGATGACGACCTGCATGACGAAGTCGACCATCGCCTTGTTGATCTTGCCCTCCTCGTCCTGCTCGCCATCGGCGATGGTGAGGCTGGTCGAGTCGAGCGACATGCCGTGACTGTTGATCAGTTCGATGTGGACGACTTTCATTTCACTCCTCGATTTCTGCTGTGATGATGGTGAGCGTGTCGCCATCGTTCATGTGGTGGCGCTGGATCAACTGGATCGCAGCTTCGGCGATGACCTGCACGGTGGCGTCATCGTAGTTGAGCGTGATGTCGTGGATCCCGTAGTGCGGTTTCTCGAGCCGGACGACTGTTTTCCTGACTAGCATTGTGGTCTCCTCTGTTTGTGATACCACCATACGCGGTCAGGAATACAAGTCAACAACTATTTTCACACATCCGCATCGAAGATGACGGCTTGATATCGGTTCGGATCCAGACCCAGCCGCTTGACCGCGCGCATCATCGGATCGCTGCCGCCCGGGATGATGCAGACGTCCTTGCCGGTCCAGCCGTAGATGTCGACCCAGAACACGATACGGCCGTCGTTGTGCATGTCGCGGATCGGCATCGACGTCCTGTAGCGGTAGTCGATGCTGGCGGCGCGGATCGCCGCCGACCGTTCCCACTTCTTCATTTTGTCGGTTCCTTGGTGATAACAGTCGAGTGGGTGAGCGCGATGATCTTGCAGTTCTTCGGCGTGATCATGCTCCAGTGATCGCAGTGCTGGTCGCCACCACGCTTGAATACTTGGGCGTACCCGACGGCGAATCCGATGAAGCCCGGCGGCAGTACACACATGCCGCGCCGCTTCAGATACCAGATGGCCAGACGTTCGATCACCTCATGCTCCTCAGTTTATCCATCACCGTCTCCCAGCGCGTGCTGACATCGACGCCGTGGCCGTCCACGGCAGCCGTCTTGCACATGTCAACGTAGGCGACCGGCACGGCGAAGTAGAAGATCGCATAGGTGCTGTCGTACGAATCGTCCTCGTCGCGCAGGTAGCCGGCGCGGCGCGTCATCTCCGCGTTCTGCTCCGCATACTCCTCGCGGTTGCCGCCGCCGGTGCGGGTGTAGACGATGATCTCGGTGCCGTCCTTGTTCAGGAAGCAGTCGCGGAATCGCGGCACGTTGCGGTGGTCGAGTTGGATCATGGCGAGCAACGGACCAGCCAGCTGGTTGACGCCGAAAACCATGTTGTACAGTCCGCTCACGTGCCGTCCCTTTCTGCTGTCATCGACCGTTCCCAGTCGATCAGCTTTCGGCAGTAGACGCTGCCGGTGTAGAAGTTCTTGTAGATGATCGTCGTCGGATACAGGTCTTGACGATCAACCTCGACGTTGGCGTAGCCCTGCACGACGTACAGATTGCCGTTGTGGTGCTGCCACCGCGTGTCGATCTTCGGCCATGTCGCCGGCTTCGTAAGATATATCTTCATGTCACTCTCCATCGCACCATTCACATTCGCCGACACAGTCCTCCAGTCCGCACTCCATGCGGCTGATCAGGTCGGCGTAGTCCGGCTTCCATGGCCGGTTCGTGCAGTCGACCATCTCGTGCACGCCGCCATCGACCCACCGCTTGCGATGCGGGGCCTCGACCCGGCACTCGTGGGTGTTGCCGACCTTGTCATCCTCGACCTTCGCACCGAGGAACGATGCGATGGTCCTAACCTCGCGCAGCGTGCGCTGCTTTGCTGCCGGCTGTCCCATGTCACACCACCGTGCAGTCGGCGAGCAGAACGCGAATGGTCTTCTTCGAGATGTCCAGCTTGACGCGGGCGATCTCGACGCGGGGACCGGCGATGACCGTGTTCGGCGCGACGCGCCGACCGTCGGTCTTCTTCAGGTAGGTGGAGGTGACTTCGCCGTAGCGGTCACCCATCATCCACCTGTCGGTGTAGGCCGGGATCTGAACGCGCATCACTTCTTCCTTTTGGTCTTGGTGGTGAACACCACCTCGCCGAAGCGGGTGTGGCCGCCGGTGGTGTTGAGCATCCGCAGGACGTTGTCCTTGTCGGTCGAGACTTCGACGATCTTGACGATGATGTCGTCGCGGCTGGTCTTGGCCAGTTCGTTGGCATCCTTCTTGGCGGACTCCAGCGTGGCATGGTAGGGCGACATGTCGCCGCTGTCGACGTAGTAGAATTTCATTTGCCGTCTCCGTTGTTGGTATCCACAACATAGCACGTGGTATCAGGAAGTCAACAGGGTATTTGCAAGAAAGTAATGAAAATAGTTGTTGACTTCTATGATTAGCCTGCTATGATGCCTGTGTTGAAACCCAAACAGAAAGGAACATCGTGCAGATCCAGTCAGTCAAGAAGGAAGAGCTCGCTCTTCTGATCAACGGCCTCCGGTCCACCATCGTGATGGACCAGCAGGATCTTCAAGCCCGCCTGCTGGAACAGCTGGAAGCCGAACTGCTTCAGAGGTTCGGTCTCAAATTGAGGGAGGCCGCCTGACAGGAAGGCCCCGGGGAAACCCGGGGCCGCTGTCATGCCAAGCCTATAATGAATCCGACGACGAATGCCGCCACCAGCCGGAACCGGGATATCGCACCCAGCGCCAGCAGGAAGACGAGCACGAACCCGATGACCGGCACCTTCCAGCAGAACCAGAGGATGATGCCTATTACAAAGCCGATAAGTCCCAGTTTCATTTGCATTGAATATGATACCACAAACTAAAAGTCAAGATACCATTAAGTGCTGGATGTAGTCCCAGTCCCATTTCGCAGCGCCGCCTGTCCAGCAACCGAGGCACTGGACCTCGTCGAGCCGGGCGCTCTTGAGTTCGCGCATCTTGGATGCGTGGTAGAACCAGAGTTCGTCGAGGTTTCGCCGCACCGCGCAGAACACGCGCGGGTTATGCAGGAGTCGGCGCTCGCACCAGCCGACCTGCATCGGCCTGATCGTGCAGCGCCAGTGGTCGGCTTTTTTGTTCTCGATCCACCCCTCTATACCCATTTTGGCGTAGTTGAGGTCTGGTACCCCGGAAGAGGTACCACCTGTCTCGACGGCGAGCAGATCGAAGCCGCGCACGTGCTTGCGGAAGATCTTGCGCAGTTCGCCGTCACTCATGCTTGTGCATCTTGTCGAGGAACGCGATCACCACTTCCCAGATGTCGTAGGAATTCCCGTCGCCGCCAACGCACGTAATCGTCGCCGGCTTGCCGTGCTCGACCGGCTTGACGCCCAGCCGGGCGGCGACCTCGCTGATGCGTGCCCACGGGTTTGGCGGTGTCATCGGTTGTTCAGTCACGGGATCGAAATCCCTTTCCCACTCGGTGCAGCCTGTGCTGTTCGTTCCCATCACTATGCGTTTCCATCCAGTCGGTTGACGATCCGCGCGACCACCGTCTCGGTGACGCTGCCGGGCCGGAGCTCGTATTCCTTGACCGCCCGGTGCCACTCCTCGGCGACAATCTGGCGCGCGGACACCGGCTCGCGCTCAAGCGCGTCCTCGACGATCTGCGCCCAGTTCTTCATCCGGTCCGCCTGAGCAGGATCCTTGCTGACGACACCGGCAATGGCGCGCACCGTCAGCACCATCTGCTCCAATGCAGTGCGCTCAAACGGGCGGAGTTGCACTTACGGCCTCCTGTACTGCCTTCAGCAGTTCTTCGCTGGGCTGTTCCTTGCCGAACTTGGTTTCGTCCCACCAACGCTGGCGCAGCGGCAGCGGCAGCTTGAACCAGACCTTGGCGACTTCATCCGGTAGTCTCATCTTCCTGCTCCTTCTCGTAGTGTTTTTTGCACAGCAATGCGAAGCCGCGTTCGTTCAGTTGCAGCGCGAGCGCCGCCGACGCCGAGTAGGACAGCATGGTGTTGAGCGCCAGCAGTGTGGCCTCGTCGTTCTCGATGCCGACCGTGGCGCAGCGGTCCATGAAGTCCTGTGCGATGGTCGCCAGCCGCAGGCTCATGTGATCGGCGAGATCGCGCGCAGCGACCTGCTTGAAGTCGAGCCGCTTCACCGGGTCACGCATTTGTAGGACACCTTCGACATCAGGGCCGGCGGCGATATCATCAGCTGCCGGGCGGCGAACTCCTCGCACGCACGCATCGACACGCGGCCGACCGGCGCGTACGCTTCGGCGCTCCCGTTGATCGACAGCACCAGCCAGAGCATCTTCATTTTGCGCACCGCTTCGAGCAATAGATGTCGAAGTGCGATCCGTTCTGCTGAGAGATCCAGCCCGCTTCCTCGACCACCTTGGCCACGTTGATCCTGCCGTCGCGTGTCTTGACAGATCTCTGGTTGTTGGCACCGCACATCGAGCAATAAAAACCTACCATCACAGTGCTGACGGTGCTCGGCTCAAGTTCTTCCAGACATTCTTTCCAGCGCCGCAGCGAACCCCGGTTGAAGTTCGGCCCCTTCAGCAATTGGGCGTCACTCAGCGTGCGCGCCTGTCCGACAGTTTCGCAGCCCAGATTCTTCAGGCAGTTGCGCACGCGCACTGGCAGCTTGAGGCTGTCTAGTTTCAGGTCGTCGATCATTATGCTGCCTCTGCCGGTGCTTCAGCGCCCCATGCACTCCAGCCCGGCCGCGTCTTGCGAGCGTTGAGTTCAATCTTTGGAATGTTGGGATAGTACTGCTCGATCATCTCCATGAAGCATTCCGGCTTGGCGGAGTGCCTACCCTTCGGAACTTGCTGCACCGATTCCCACTGCGTGCCCATGGCGGGCGCTGGGATCTTGCCACGGGTGCCGATCAGCAGGATCTCGTGCTTGCTGCGATTCCAGCGGCCAGTGCTGATCTTGTCTTTGTGCCAGACGTAGTTCGATTTGTATTCGAAGCCCCACGCTTCCATAACGTGGATTGCGATGCGCAGATGCTGGTTGGTCGTCCACAGGAACAGCACCGCATCCGGGGCCGCAATCGAATCGACGTCGCGCGCTGCGATCACCGACGCTGCACTGGTGGCGTAGGGCGGTGCGCGGTCAGATCCGGTGGCTTCGTCCCATACCTCGTCCTTCCACTCCGGGTCTGCGTAGACGACACCGTAGCGCGCGTTCGGCAGCGCCTTGATCTTCGTCGCGGTGGCGACCTCGCGGGCGGCTCGCGCCTTGGTCTTCTCGGCCTGCTGCTCCTTGCGCGCCGCCTTGACCACTGCGGCGTCGCCTTCGGTGGCGGCCACTGCGATCTGCACTGAGCGCGCGACCTGCTTCTCGAATTTCTCTTCGGACATCGCTGCCGACTTGCGCGCCCGGTCTGCAAGGTGCTTGTCGATACCTTGGTCAGATAGCGTTTTTCTATTGGGTCGCTCGGCGACCTTTTTCCGGCCGCGTTTGAGCTTGCCGGTCTTGCGGTCGGCTTCCATCAACTCGCCGAGACGACGCTCGGCGCGCTTCCTGATCGCGGTCGCATGCGCGATCAGGTCGCCGTCTTTGGCCAGCTTGGCGTATACCGCCATGGCGACGGCCTTGTCGCGGATACTCTTGACTTCATCGACACGTGTTGCGCTGGCCAACGCTTTGCGGGCGGCGTCGTATTGAACAAGCTTGGTCATCGTCGCCGCCCTAGTTTTGATGTGATCAGGCGATAGCCGGATACGCCCGGTTCTCTTTGAAGGTGACGTCGGATGCGATCACCTTGCGACCCGCGCGATAGGCGTTCCAGACCTGCACGATCAGTGCGTTGATCCAGACGTCGTTGAGCCGGCCGCCATTGTCCTTGCGGGCTTTCGCCAGCGCAGCGGTCAGCTTGCGCGCACCGTTCGCGTTCTTGTCGAAGTCAATAGCCAGTTTCTTGGTGACTGTGGCGCTCTTCTTTTCGAACAGGTAGAAGTGTGCTGCCAATGCTGGGTGCGGCACGGTCTTGCTGGCACATTTGGCGCGGGCGATAGCGCGTTCCATCGCGTCCGCATCGACCTTCTCCTTGTAGAAGGCCCACGCCTCCTGACTGGAGAACGACAGCCGCGCCTCCGGGTCGCCCAGTCCGTAGATCATCAGCCAGCGAGTCGCGCCGGAGGCGATGCCGTAGTCCGGCACTCCGGCGATATAGAACGCATCGCTGTTCTTGCGTGACGCGCCGGAGTTGATGGTCGTGAAGACGTTGTCGTCGATTCCGAACACGACATAGGTCTTGAAGCTCTTGTTCGAACTGACGCAGCCCAGCAGGCGGTTCTGCCCGTCCAGCATCTTCTGCCGGCCAAAGATCAGCGGCTCGCCGGTCAGCATCCAGTCGCCACGTTCCATCGCTTCGGCATAGCGGCGGATGCGCGCCGGCTTGCGCTTGCGGTTGCCGGTGGTGTTGTAGGTGTCGAGAAGCCAGTCGGCGAACGACGGCGTGATGGTGATGACCCGGGAGTTTTCCGGCGGGTCTTTCATCAGGAGCTTGAAGATCTCCTGCTGCTTGGCGAGCGGTGCGTTGGGGTCAATAAAGCGCGGCGACCCCTGCTTGGGGGCGAGTTGACTAACAGACATAAGAACCACCTTGGTGGGTGCCGGCATCTGGCCCCTGCCAGCATGGGGTGCGTCAACCTACTGATACCAAGAACTGGTTGTCAACTGCTCGCCCCCAGAGGCGGAGCCGGTGCCAGCATCTCGTCCAGTTCCTTGATGCGTTTGTTCAGGGTCCAGACCAGATCCTCGCCCATGCCCTGTGACTGTCGTGGCAGCAGGCTGAGCACGATGACGAGGTTGTCGTAGGCTTCAGCCTTCGGCTTCAGCCGGTCGATCACCGCACGCAAGGTCATGATCTCGTCCTTGCAGCGGTTCATCATCTCTACGGCTTCGCGGTTGGTGATGTCTCGCATTTAACCTCCCTTGGTGCCGACATGCGGGTGATGGCAGCCATTCCTTTTTCCAGAAGATCCTTGGCCTCGGTGATGCGGCCGGTCCGCATCGCCGCCAGTGCCGCCGCCATGGCGTTGACCGCGACACGATTGATGTGGAGATAGTGGTGCGCCTGCGTGACGCTGTGATTGCCGACGCGGATCGCTTCGTCGAACATCTCTCTACTGATCTCGTTCTCAACCACGTTCGAACTCCGGGTCGTTGATGATGCGGTTCAGTTCCGGGTAGCACCGGGCCAGCCGGCGCAACGCGCCCAGCGGCACCTTTACCATGACCGAGTCGTGCGCGCCCTCCATCAATCGGGTCATGCTGTCGATCTCCAGATTGTTCAGCGCGAGCTCGACGGCGTTGATCGCCTCGCGCATTGCGTACTGCTTCGGCGGCATGTTCCAGCCGGAGATCGTCTTGGCGGCGAGTTTGGTGCCGGGACAGTTCGGCGTGATGCAGCGCGCCATGCCCGGCGGGCCGACCTTCTCACCCGGCTGGTTGCCGCAGAACTCACACGGCCGTCGCGCTGTCACTCGTTCTCTCCCTTGATGATGACGCGCTTCAACGTGTCGATGGCGTGGATCGCCTCGCCACCGCAGACCGGGCACGGCAGCATGGGCGCGGCGTTCCCGTAGTACCGATATTTATCGACGATGCGCGCCAGCGAATTAAAATTCAGCGTCGGCAACATCTGGTGGCCGGGGTAATAGCTCGGGTCGAACTCGTAGTCAGTTCGCTTGGCGTACATCGCGTCCATGACATCGCGACCAAGTTGCTTCCATGGGATTTGCCCATAGCTCGGGATCGGGCGGTCGTCGCTACCCGGCTTGGTTGGTACCGAAGTGTCGAGCGACGTGCACAGCTTGCGGTCGCGGTGGTTGTTGAAGGTCTCGATGAACGCCTTGGTGTCGATGACGATCCCGATGCTGGTCGCGTCGAAGTTTCGCACGCTGACCGCTGCCGAGATGGCATCGAAGATCGCCTGATCCGTGTTTACTTCCGACACCGCCAACTCCTTCCGCCACGGGTTGTGACCTTGCGCATGCCATGCCGGGAACAGACATCACGACCACGACGCTCGGGCCGGTAGATCTTGCGGCGACGCACCGGCAGCGGCTCTTCCTCCACCGCATCCGCCACCTCGGGCTGGGGGACTGGAGGTGGCGGAGCGGCTTCGGCAGGCACGATAGGAATTGTTCGTACCGGCACCACCGAGGGGGCAATGTAGCGATCTTCGAAATCGGCCTTACGCAAAACTTGGGTGACCGAAACAGGCTTCGGTGAAGACCTTGTCGCCCATACGCACGTAACTGCAAACAACACGCCGACAGCCCCTGCTATCGCGAACCCCCTCCAATGTCGATCTGCTCCGAGATCCATCCATTGAGTTTCCAGTGGAAAAGGTCGGTCAATCATGGTATCGCCTTCGTATCGGGTTTCGTGGTATCAGGTGAAAGTGAACATGGCAACGAAAAAGAAGCGCGCTACCAAAAAGGCCCCCAAGAAAAAGATTGGCCGGCCTAAGTCGACTGGCATGGGCACGCCCATGGTGGTCCGAATGCACGATCCGCAGATCGAGGCTATTGACCTCTGGATCGGCGACAACGGACTATCCCGTCCAGAAGCGATTCGCCAGCTGGTGAAGTGGGCGCTGGAACACGTCAAGAAGCCGGTGGCGATCCCGGCGACCAACGGCGCGGAGCTCCACGGGTGAGTTGCGAAAGATGCGGCTGCGGAATCACGCAGCCGAAACGTGGGAAGCGGCGGCGGTGTGTCGAATGCAGCGTCATCGTGGCGCGAGAGAAGAATCGGGAAGACGTCCAGCGCAGCCGGATCAAGAAGATCCTGTCGGAGAGCACAACATGGTCATCGGCGTCACGCTTGTCGGCCTCGCGCTCGTCATGCTAGTGCTGGTACCATTCCTGATGACGTGATCTAGGGGGGCGGATCTGCGGGTCCGGCACTCCAGCGTCGGGTGTGGCGGGGGTAAGACGCAAAAACCCTGCCTCCCTAAATCACGTCATACGGCGCGCAGGTCGTTGGTGCACTAACGACAGGTGACGCCGGCAGAGCGGGGCGGTACAGCGTCTGCGCCGTGGCGGTGATCACGGCCTCCGGCACGTCAAGGCCGCCCTGCTCGTCATGTTCTGGCCCCTCGTGGCAGCGGCAGACCTTCCGCTTCCTCGATCTCCTGCTGCGCCAGCGCCAGCGCACGCCACGCCAGCGCCACGCTGTGCCGGACCCGGTACTCCATGCCATCGACCATGATGATGTCGAAGCCGCCGCGCTCGGTCAGGTGGCGCATGATGCAGTCGGCGTGATCTGTCGACTTGGCCCGCGCGTGATGCAGCGGCTCGTCGGCATTGTGCTTCCTGTTGCCGAGGAAGCTGAGATTGGAGACCGCCGCGAGCGCGTCGGGAAAGTAGTCAAGTAGCCCTTCGCACATCGGAAACATCTTGCGGTACGCACTGTCCCCCTCGACGAGCCGCTTTCTCTCGCTCATGTTCTCTCCTGTTGGTCTCTTCGGCAAACGCCAGTGCGCTGAGATGGTCGTCGATGTGGTTCATGAAGTCGGCGACCTGCGACGAGGCGATGTGCTCCCGGGCAACGGCGCGGAGTTTGCGGGCGAGGTCGCGGAGGGGGCTTTCCATATTTCTCACATCGTGATATCACGCAGGCACTGAACCGTATACCTCACAGCAAAAGGAATTACCATGCCTGAACTTCACT